TGCAATCTTTGACCATGTCTTTTGTGGAGTGAGAACTACAGAGAAGACAGATAGTGGGCATCCAAAAGTCAGACGTATGTTTGCGACAGACGAAGTCAATGGATGGCACGGCAAGAGTCGTGACCCTCAGAGAAGACTGAAGGCAATCGAAGAGTGCGATGATGTCACAGAACTACTGGCAAAGATGTCAGAAACAAAAGAACAATTTGAAAAGAGGAATATAAAATGAGTGGTTTTAATTTTGGAGAATTAGATTTAACAGACGTAGCCGCAGACGATGGCCCACCTAAAAGATTTTTAGAAGAAGGCAATCACGATGTACGCATTAAGGAAGCTATGATTAAAGAAACGGCGGCAAGGACTGGTAGATTTCTTGAAGTTATGTTTGCTGATGAAAACGACATGACAATCGTAGAGCGATATAATGTTCAGAACCCAAATCCCAAAGCAGTTCAGATTGGTAAGTCTCAGTTGAAGGCGATGCTTGAAGCGTCTAACCATCCCGATGCTAATAAACCTGGGGATGCAGACAAGCTAAGTGGTTATCAAGTTCGCATAAACGTAGGTCTTGGGAAGGAAAATAACGAGGGCAAAAGGTGGCCTGAAGTTAAATCTTATGAAAAATCTCAAGCGTTGGTTGAGGCAGTAGCCTCGACTGATGACGACGAGATTCCGTTTTAGTCGTAGTTTTTTTGGTTTCCCTACGACTAACGTAAGTCGTGAGAGCGGTGTTATTCATTCACAATCCACGACATTAACAGCCCAAGGTTCTCTCCCTTTTCCTTGGGCTGTTTCCTTTGAGGAGCAGTTATGAAAAAGATTAGGACGGCAGAGGATATAGTTGAGGCGATTGATACTGGCTATCGAAATAAAAAGATACAAGAAGCCAGACAATATATTGGGGCTAGTGGCGTAGGTACTCCTTGTGATGCCGCACTTGCTTTCTCGCTCAGAGGTTTCCCCGAACCACAGATTAACCCAAGGACACAACGCATATTTGCGTTGGGTCATTTGCTTGAAGACATTGTTGTTAAGGATCTAAAGGAGAACGCAGACGTAAGAGTCTGGGAGGTGGATGGTATGACTGGTCGTCAGTATTCCTATCATCTCTACGGCGGTCATGTGAGTTGCCACATGGACGGACACATAGAGACAGACGATCAGATTGTACGAGTACTTGAGATCAAGTCTATGAATGACGCAAGTCACAAAAAGTTTTTAAAGAATGGGGTGAAGGATGCACACCCTAAATATTATTCACAGTTGCAGATGATGATGGGTATGAGTGGTTTCAAGGAAGCCGTGTTTGTAGCTATCAATAAAAATACGTCAGAATATGGTGCTGAGATAGTCGAGTATGACGACATACACTACCACTTTCTGTTATCAAAGGTTGAACGTGTGATGTCTGGAGAGGCCACAAAGGTCAGCGACAACCCAGACAGTTTCAGTTGTCGGTTTTGTTTTAAGAAAGCCGCTTGCTGGGAAGGGCTCGAAGCACCAGTGAGGTGTGAGACATGTGCCTTTGCTTTCCCAAGAGAGGACGGAGGGTGGCACTGCGACAAACATGATCGTGAAGCAATACACGCTTGCCAAGAATATAAAGTTTATAAGCCAAAGGAAAAAGGACAATGAGTGAAAAGAATAGATCAGAAGTTCTGTGTGAAGCAGAAGAATTAATCAATGGTGACAGAGCTAAAGATTATGGCGATGCCTACAAAAATCACGAAAGAATTGCAAAGCTATGGTCTGTAATCCTTGAGAAAGATATTACAGTTAAGGACGTTATTCTCTGCATGTTAGCCATGAAAACAGCCAGACTTATCCATTCAGATAAATTTGATTCATGGCTGGACATCTGTGGATACGGTGCAATCGGTGGAGAATTTCAGCAGAGATCAGAAAATAAATCCGAAGTACCTCTCTTTGAGGTAACTAAGGAGTAACGGATAGTGGGTAAGCACGAAGTTAAAACCTTCTGGTGTGCTGATGTAAGCTAAGAATACAAAGAAGATAAGTATCTTATCCTCAGTCGAGAGTTCCAATTTCTCTCATCGTCATTCTCCAAATGAAAAGTGGAGTGGCTTTACCAACATAAGCTCCAACTATATTGAAGTTATAATATTCCAAAGCATCTTCCCACGACATGCCATCACGGGTCATTAGGATATCTATGACTTCTTCAGCGTCATAAACAATGCGTCTGGTATCGAACCCAATGTCTGTGACACCGATCACAGCTTCATCGAAGCCGTCTGCCTGAATTAGTTTCTCGTCTTCATCAGTCATCTAAAGTTCCAAATGTTATATCTACCGCCAACCATTATCTTCTTACCAACATAAATGTTCTGACACATAGGCTGGACATAATATATGTCCTCGTCGTCTGAGATTATCTGTGCTTTGCTGACAGAAACATTGAAACATTCTTCTTGTGTCGGCAGTAAATCTTTCCGAGTAACCACCATGCAAGACTCAGCTTGAACAGACGAACAGAACATAATGATGGATAGCCACATCAATGAGGCATGATTTCGAAATGTGGGCCGTCTATAAAAGGCCGTCTGCCTTCTGACCTTCGGAGATCAATGTATTCATTCATCGCTTCTTCCATTGTTCCTTCGTACTCACCGATTGAGTCAACAGACCAAGCTCCACCCCACCTTATCTTAATACCTTTTTCCCTTGCCGCTTTAGCCATTGCGTCTGCAATATCGTCGTACAAATTCAACTCCCAAGAAGCTCGTGACTTTCCATTCACGGAAACATACGCCATTAAATCGACAGCATCTCCCGTAAGGTGCTTACTCTTCCTCGTCTGGCTCGCTCCACGAGCTACTAAATCGTCCTGTTCTGCTTGAGTTCTCATCCCCGAAATGACTCCGAAGTCCACAGAACTCTGGGAGATCGCCGAGGTAACAACTGAGAACAGTTCATTCTTTACGCCGTCCAGTCTACCCAGACTTCTTTGAGATAGTTTAAAGGTCATGCCTTATCCCTCCACACAGTTACAATTTTCGTTGCACTTCTTATTGAGCAACGCACACCAAATTCTTTTTAAATATTTTCTCATTGTTTTACCTTTCTTATTTGCCTACGCTTTTCACACGCTCGTAGGAGCGTAATCCAGCAAGACCCAACATTCCTGTCAAAATCGGAATCATCATGGATACATCCACTTGTGGAATGACAACACCAAATGGTGCGGCTAGGGGGCTGACCAAATAATTCATAACAAATCCTGTAAGACAGACGTAAGCAGTCAATGGTCGCCAGCTTGACTGAAACCAATTCCCCTTCGCATCTTCTTTATTTATTTCCAACTGAGCCATGACTTGTTTATCAGCCATCGTTGCTATCTCATGGGCAAGCATTGCCTTTTGGTCTTTGTCTTCTACAAATTTATCTAGCAACCCTGCAACGGGATTAATTAAATCTTTAAGCATTATCTTTCCTCCTTTGATTTAGCCCAAGCATTAGCACCAACATACCCACCGATTATTCCTAACTGGCTAAGTATGAATGTCGTTGCGACACCTACTAAATGATCCAGCCTACTTTCTGGAACGACCTCTGGTATTGTTAGTATCGTGACGAACAGCACTGTGGCTATGGATTGAAACCAGATAAGAAGTCGTATCTGATCTTCCTTCTTGTCACTATTCTCCATACGGATGCGACGTTCTTCTCGATCCAGTTCAGCGTCAAGTTCTTCGTCTGTCAGTATATTGTCCCCATTCGTATCAGCTTTGCTGAAGCGAGACTTGGGGTCGAGCTTCTTCGTCAACTCCAGCTACCTCCCCAGCCACCCCAGCCAGACGAATTATTTCCTGTGGGTTCACCTGCGACGGAGTTAACTATTCCTTCTCTTGCTCGTTTGACACCTCCAACAACTGGAATACGGGTTGCGATTTCCCTAACGGCAGTTCTCTCTTTTGAATTACTTTCTGATGAACCGAATGCGGAGTCCATGCCGCCGCCGAGTACAGACAGACCTGCTGTAATCAGACCAACACTTGGGCCACCTAATGTCTGTAAGAACCTTGTCTGTCCGTAAGAACCATTGTCTGCCTGTGTAACTGCTGAGTGTAAGATGTCACCGAGAAGACCAACGCCACCCATTTGCAACATTCCCTCAAGATACCAGCCTAAGAAATCAACTTCGTTACCGTGAATTTTTTCATCATACCCTGCTGTCTTCAGAGCATTTCTAACTCTCAACTGTGGTGATTGCTCGTCTTCTCCACCTCGCATTTGAACTATGTCTTTCACTGCTAATGCACCCATACCGAAGGTTGGGCCGAGTGAAAGGAAGTAAAGTAGGGGCTTTATGTTTGACTCGCTTGCGTCTCCTTTGAGTAGCTTACCAATCTGTGCTTCTCTAATCACATGACCTGCCAGACGGCTCATCATTAACGGGAATGATTTAAGCTGGAACGCTAAAGCTCCCAGTGGTGTCTGTGCAAATAGAGGGGCATCGTTTGCGTTAGGCTGGAAGATACTCTCGTCTGCGAACCTAATCATTGCTTTGCGTAAAGAGTCATCTGTGCCAAGAAGAGATCTATCGCTTAGACTAATTCTACTTTTTGATCCACCCTCAAGATAATCTTCGAGGCCAAAGTTCTTCATGTATCTGTAGGCAAGTTTATATTCTCTAGGCTGTTCACTAACTGGCTTGCCTTTAACATAAGATCTTAACGCTTTCTTCTGGTGCGTAATGAATGTCTGGTGAGCCAATGCACCTGCGATCTGTCGGTTCATGTCTGTCCAAGGCGTTAGCATTGTAGCGTTGAAGAAGGCATTAGATAATTTACTATCTACCGCACCATACATATTTAACATACGCTCATGCGTAATGTTCTCCATTGCCACACCAACTTCAGACAAAGCTCTCTTATAATCTGGATCAAGAGCCAGTGTCTTAACGGCTTTCATCCAGTCTGTCACAGAGCCAGACCTTACGATTGGGAGAACAAGGTCGCCCAATGATGTTAGCGTAGTAAAGCCAAGCAGGGTTACATTGTTAAAACTTCTTAGGCCACGAGAAACTCTCAGACCTGCCTTACCACCAAAGTCATTGAGACTATCTTTCCTAGACACTCGCATAGCATTCTCAATAAACTTAGCATTGTCATTCTCCAATAGTGTCTTATTACCCTTATGGTCTTCCAATGCACCAAGTATCGCTTCAACTCTGGCTGTATATGTCTTATCAATCTGACCGCTAGGTGTCCTAATTGCGATGGAGTTAAGCATTTCTCTTGCGGCTGGTATGCCCTGTGTATTGGCAACCTCCACCAGTTCTTCAGAAAACTTAATAGCGTCCTGATCCTTGCCAGTAAAAGGCATAGATACCTCAGACCTTAGTGTTCCTTCTTGGACACCGTCAGTCGTTACAGATCTAAAGTCTTTATTAAATACTTTATTAGTTGATAGGAGTTTAGCTATACCCCTCGCTCCGTTTTCAGTTGTATAAAGATAGTCATCAACGCCGTGAGAGTTTAATCCAAACTTCTTTGTGTGAAGTATTCTTCTTGTTGATCCTTCAAAGTATTTAACGAGCATGAACTCAAGGTCGTCCTCAAGAAATTTCTCCATAATCTCCATAGCTCTAGGATATTTCTCCAACTCGATCAGTCTGTTGAAGTCTATGCTTTCTGCTTGAGGATTTTTAGTAGATCCTCTGATAGGAGACTTAGGACTTTCTGGTACTTGAACGCCATCTACACTCTCTCTGGTCAGGCTCTGGTAAACTTTCTCAGCAAATTTTCTTGCGTCGTCTTTCTGCAAGATATTGCTAGTACCAGAAAGGAGTTGAATTTGCTCCTGAAAATAATACTCCATCATACCTTCAAGGAACTCTTCCCTATTCTTTTGAATCTTATCTCTGCTCCAAACCTGTGGTATATAGTTCTTTCTCCAACCAACATAGTGCATACCAGCTTCATTCATCCGTGCGTGTTCTCTAGCGAACTCATCTTTAATCTTATCAAAGACTACTCTTTCAGATGGTGTCAGAACTTTTGCCTGTCTGCTGTCTGCCCCGTGCCTAAGTGCAGAAACAATTTTCCTGTATGCCTGGGGCTGTTTTTGCCAGACCGAGCCAGACGCAGACCGAGCCCACGCCCGCACCTTTCCGTCTGCCCCTGGAAGACCACGCAACATATTATGAATAGGCATATATTTAGATGCAAAAGTCTGGTGCTGGTCTGGGAAATGTTGCTTGTACCAGCCACCTAACCAGTTCATGCCCATTGATTCCATGCGTGTTGACTGAGCTTGAAGCCATGCGAATGGCCCTTGTTTTCTTACTGCTTGCTCTTGAACAGGGGTTAAGTCTCTTTGTCTTATAATGCTAGACATAGCGTCTACCATTGGGGGAGATACGCCTTCGTCTTCAACCGCCTGTAGCATGTCTACCGTATTCGTGGTATCTAGCTTACTCGTCTGTCCGTCAGCCATAGCCATTGCCGCTCCGCCATTGAAACCTTTAGCAGACCCTTCAAAGTCCCTGTAATACAGACGAGCGTCTTCGGCATCAAAGAACTCTGCGTTAACATGCTTCACATTCTCTGGATTGAATATCACAAAGGCATCATAATCCACCTCTTCGCCAGCACGATAATCGTCACTATCAGATACCTTGTCTCTGTTAATTCTGTTTCTATGTGGTGCTCTCATACTGTCATACCCAGCATCTTCAAGAGCTTCCCTGAATATCTCTTTAGCTTGCTCTTCAGTGAGAGAACTATCTCCTCTCATTATTGTCTTAATGTAGGAATTATATGCTACTTGCCCAGCAACTCCCGTCTTTGAAGCCCCAAAGTTTTCTTCGACAGCCTTCTGGAAGTCTGCCATGTTGCCGCCTTCGAAATTGTTTGTCACTCGCATGATTGCACTCAAGGCCGCATTCGTGTCCTCTCTGCCTACGTTGTGAGTATTCGAATAATTTACTCCATTGCCGTCATCACCCACTCTCCAGATATTTTTACCGAGATCGAAAGTGTTCTTCATTCTTGTTATGAGAGGAAGGACGGTGGGTTCGAAATTTAAGCCAGCATCATCCAGAATCTTCATTGACATCTTCTCTGAATATAGAAGGTAATCCAAATTGTCTTGGATCTGCTTTCGTCTTTGTGTAATAGATCTTAGTTCTACATTCAAATCTGCTAGGTCATCTTCTTCCAGAGCATTTCTCAATCTCTCAACAGTATCGTTATGAGTTTCAACCTCATTCTGTACGTCTGCCAATCTCCTTCTTTCAGATGCAATTTTTTCTCTGTCTGAATGCAGTCTTTCATTCTGCCAAATGAGATCATCTTTTGTTTTTTCGTCAAAGTCTCCATCATCAATCATTCTTCTCACAGCCGATTGGGTTGGTCGCCTTGCATAAGTACCTTCGACTGCTCTACTGCTTGGAGAAATATAAATACCAGACCCCATCATGCCGCCACCCTGACGCATCACGACCTGAGAGTCTTTGAATGGTGTTCCATTAGGTGTGCCATGATAGTAAATGGTTGGCGTTCCATCATCATTAACCGAATGCTTACCATTGGCTGTGTATTTACTGATCGCCGCTTTCTTAGAGTCTTTGCTCTGTCGTATAATATCGTGTGCGTATGCAGTAACATAAGTAGGAGATACGGCAGGTTCTTTAACATCAACACGAGCCAGTGGAGATTTATTAGATGCCTCAAGCATATCTCCGTAGATTGTTAGTCGTCTGAACTGTTGCTTAATATCTTTACGTCCAATCAATCCATTAACAACATAGGAGATGTACTCGACCATTCTATCAATGGCTCTCTCGAATGAATTTTTAAGACGAATATTGTCCATACTGCCAGACAACATGCTTTTCATAACATCGCCACGCATAACCCTTTGACCAAGATAGTTAGCCATACCTTCAGCAAACCACTCCTCTGCTAGAACTTCTTCAAGCTGGGCTGGTGTCATGTCTGGATATTTTTTCCCGTAAGACTTTTCTACATTTGATTTGATAGTGTCGTCAGCCGCCCTGTATAACTCAATGACTGCATCCATCTCTTCTTTAGGTAGCATTCCACCCCTGACCATTGTATGACCAATCTCATGCACGGCATCAAATGGGTTAGAGTTTCCTTTGGTTAGACCAATAGAAATCTTTCTGAGGTCTGATCTTAATTTATTAAATGTATCGCTTCTAAAATCGACAGAGACATTTTTCATTCCAGCAGGGTCTACCTTTGCCAGACGAGCAATATCAGAACCATCCATCACATTAGTTTCGCCAAGAGTATTCTCTACGTTCTTACCCATTAAGTTCATCATACGATGCAACATGGTTCTCATGGTGTACTGAACTTCAGGATCACGATGGGACATATATGAAAGAATTGTCTTTGTGCTTATAGGTGCTGAAGGTGGGATACCATCTTCAGTAGCAATACCAACACCATTGCTAAGTTCTGTTCTGATGCGTTGTCTGAGATATTTTGGAACAGGCTTGTCTAGCTTTTTGTATGTATCAGTGATACCTCGTCGATGGATTTCCCACTCGACGGCATGTATAGGCCACTCAATATTCCCGTGAGTAAATTGGCCTGTCTCAGCACCATTCTTCCACAGTTCTACAAGCTCATTCTTTTGTAACTTCCTGAGTTCCTTTGTGGTCTTCCACATATTTGTGGGAGCTTCTCCACCTTCCTTTATGTAGATAGGCTCTGGTTCGGCGTTCTTCTTTTGCCACATTAACCAAGCAACCTGATCGCCAAGCTGTGTGTCTTTATTCTTCTTGTAGATTTCACGCAGTTCTGGGACAGACTTATCACCATAGGATCTTTGAGTTGCCTCAGTTACATGATCCATCTTTGGGGCTTTATTTTTAAAAGACTTACGTTTATTTGCAGGGGTTGTTATTACTTCATTAGCGTCTTTGTCTGCGGCTCTGTTAGCAACTTTAATTTTTCTACCTTCTCTTGTTCTAATTTCAAAAGAAGGCTTTCTGGATACCATGCCCGTTCTTAAATTTACAAACTCGTCTGCTCTCGATGCACCCTCTTCCTTTTTATAGGCATTGTCTGAATACTCACGCATTAACCGAATAAGTTCATTTAGAGTTGTGTAGCTGGTCTGTTCACCGCCGTATGGTCTGGCGTTTGATCCACCTTTAAGCAGATCTGCGTGTCCATGCTCGAACAGTTCTTCAATATATTTTGCTTTCAACTCGATAGCTTCAGGACTATCAGCCTCTTGTAAAGCGTCGTCTCTTATTTGACCAAGCTCATCTTGTTTTGCTCTGAGTTGCTGAATAAGACCCCCTTTATCAGCCATAATATAATTTAAGTCTGCAAACCTACCTCTTGCTACTTTATCCAAAGGACGTAGCCAGCTTAGTGTATTCTTCATTGCAGTAGGTTTAGAGCCGACATCTCTATTTGGGAAAGCAGAAGCTAGAAGATCTCTAAAACCTCTTGCCGCATTTACTAATTCTTCTGGGTTACCTTCAGGGTCTTGATAAACCCTGATAGCTCGTTGTATTTCCTCAACTGCCATTTCAAGCCTAACCTGAAATCCCTTTACTACCATTCCCTTCTTTGTCTTGGGATCGTCTGAAATTACACCAATCTTTTTTATGCTTCTGACTTGTTCTGGGAGAACTTTTGAAAACAAACCTTCGAGTTCTGGGGCAATGTTCGCTCCAGAAAAATACCTGTCCACAGATGCTCTTTGGATCTTAGACATTCTTTGCCAGTAATGTTCATTGTAGACATTAGTTTTATGATCGCTAAATATGCCGTGAGAACGGTTGTCAAAAGCCCAAGATGCGAACTGGTCTGCCCATATCTTTCGTGCCAAGCCTGTCTCAGTTTCTGCATACCTGTCTAACACAGGTATCTTTGCCTTTGCTTGTCCTTTTGTTGCAATGTCTCTACTTAAAGCATTCCAGAAAAGCATTCGGTCTTCGGGTGTTAAGATATTGTCATAAGACCATTGGGCTACTGCATGGAAAAAAGTATGGTCAGCAGATACCTTTTCTCTGTCACCCATTCTAATGTTCCCATTGGCATAACTCCAACCTTGATCTCCTCCTTCTGTCGTCACAATTCTTGGAGCTTTAAGAGGATCTCCTCCAATAAAAGCCAGTGTGTTTTTAACGACTACCGCAACCTCTGGGTCGGCATCTTGCATAATTTTTTCAATATTGTTGATTATCTTTTCTCTATCACCAGCTTTTCTAACGATACCCCCTGGAATTAAGTCTCTTTGAATGGAGTAGAGTTGCTCAAGATCGCTGATTAATATTGCGAGTTCTGTCTTATTTCCTTTAGTGGGAAATTCACCGTTATCAATACTATCTATGGCATGTTGAATGTCGCTGAGTGTAGGTTCACCTAGAGCCTGTCTGGTGTTCCTTCTGTTAAAAGCTGTACGCTGTTGTTCGTTTAACTTAGATACATCAAGAGGGCTTTCGGCAAGGTTCTCTACGGGAGTAGCCATACCATTTCCTGTCTCATCACCAACGAAACGTATAACTCCTTGTCCGTCTGAAGCATTTGGCTCTTCCCCTGCTTCATCCCAAAGTTTTGCTAAAGCATTTATATTAGACCTAGAGCCAGTAGGGACTTTGCTTTCTTCTATGTACCGAACTTCCCAATCATCTAGGTTTTGTTTTCCGAGCAGGGACTTAATACCTTCCCCTGCTTCTGCTTGCTTTTTAGAAAGGTAACGGTATGGCAACTTACCTGTGCCGTCCTTTCTCTTTATAAATAAAAGTCTATTACCTTTAACTGCTGGGTTTTTCTCAAGAACCTCTGACACTAAACTAGGTTTTTTCTGACTAACTAATTCTGCTGTAGCTTCGTCTGCGTATATCTTTCCATCCCGTCCGTTGGCGTAAAGAATTTCACCTTTTTTAGCAGTGTGCCTGAAATCAACTCTGCCTTTATTCGGGCCTTCCGTAATTTCTTTGATGACATTGGGTGTAGATTTATCAGCTTGGAAAGGAACAAGAAGACTTTCAGACTCAATCCTAGCTATTTCTTGTTCTACTTCTTCTATTTTCTTCGGGCTTCTAAGTCTCTCAAGTTTCTTTCTTAATGTTTCTACATTCTCTCCCTTTGAATTTTTACGTCTAGTAGCTTCCGCAAGGGCAGAGCCAATGTCATTCATTCTATTGCCAACAAACGTCTGCTCTTTTGAACCTAAACCAACACGCTTTGAGTCCCATTTTAGAAATGATTGGATTTTACCGCTTTCAGTTCTACCAGCCCCTTCAAGAATAGATGCTCTCTCAATAGCATTCGTAACATTCCTTGGGCTTTTAAGTCCTTTCTCAGCCCTCTGAGCTAGAACAACCTTCTTTGCATTGAGCTTCATTTGCTCCATGCTCATAGGTTCGTAATCTGCAAGCTCTTCTTCAGTTAAATCTTTTTTGTAATCAGCTTCGTTCTTTTGTAGATCTCTAACTGCTTTGATAAATTCCTTTTCTTCATCACCTTTAAATTTGGCATTCAATATAGTCTGATCGTCTGCCAGTCTCTGCTTCTCACCGCCAGACATGAGTGCGTCATAAACTGAGTCTATCTCCTCTTGGCTCTTGCTAGGTAAATTTCGTTTTGCTTGAGCCTTTATAATCTCAGCCATCTTTTCTGGGTCTGTGACTTTCCTATTGTCTTCCGCTATTTTTGCTATTTCTTCGGCTACCGAAGGCTCTCCTTCGACCTTAACTGCTGGAGCTTCAGTATCTTTTAGAAGTTGTCTGACAGTCTTTGTAGCACCTTGTTTTCCAAGTTTGATTACCCCCTTCTCATTCGTTGCAATGTTTCCATTGGCAATGTTTTCTTTCAGCCACTGATCGGCTTGCTCTGGGGTAAACCCTGCCTTCGCAAGTTGTTCGTCAACACTCTTCTGTCCACCTTGACCAGCTTTACCTCCCCAATTAACTTCAGGAAGTTTTGGTGCAGATGCTTTATCTGGGTCTTCTACCTTTGTCTGTAATCTCTCAGACACCTCGTCAATAATTTTATCAACATCGTCTGATGTTTTTGCTTTTTTTAATTTTCTTTTTATTTTGCTTGCGTCTGGGTCGCCTGAAGTCAAGGTATCGACAACTGCTGTCATCTCTTTCTTGTAGCCATCAGGATTATTTTCCCTGAGATCAGCAACTCTTGCTTCATCAGCCTCTATATCTTCAGTGGTGACGGAGGAATCGTCTGTGGAGGAAGGGCCAGATCCATCCTCCGTCGCCAATTCAGCCTCGTCGGTTGTAGTTGAGGCCGAACCTTTTCCTTTTCCTCTCGCCTTTTTAGCAGAGGCTTTCTTAGCCTGTTCATCTATCTTCTTTGCTCGCTTCTTTGCTGAAGTAAGAATAGCTTCGGAAGTTAGAGCGTCGCCTTTCTTAGCCGCAACTCTTGCATGTGCCACATCTGCATCCAAAGCGGCTTGCATAGCTTTAGCCATCTTTTGGTCAGCAACTTTATTGGACTGCATCAGGGCTGAAATCTGGTCTTGCTCATTCTTCAGACGCTCTACTATTTCTTTATTAACCTCTGCTCGTGATACATCCTTCGCAATTTCTCTACCCAAAGTAGTATTTTCTAAGCCGTCTTCTACTATTGCCTCTTGTGCTATCCTTGCTTCGTTTAACTGCTGTTGAAATACAGGTTGCTGTCCGTCCAACTCTCCAAGTATCTCGTCTGTCGATGTCTTGGGGGCTTCGTCAACAACTTCAGGGGCAACTTCTTCTGTCTGGTCTGCCCTAGCTCGTGCTACGTCTTCTGGCATGAAAGGGCCAGTAGCAGAAGAAGCATCTGCTCTCATCTGTTGAGCTTGCTTGTTGGTCATGTTAGCCATGTCTTCAGCAGACGTACCTAAGAATTGACCTGCTTCTACGTCTGCCCGTCCTTGTCTGACACCTGAAATAGCTGACGGAATACCGATTGCACCACCGACAGCACCACCAAGAGCAGTTCCGAATGCAGTTGCTTGAGCAAATTGATTCCAGTCAAACTCCTGTTGGAGGCCAATGTCTTGTCTGTACCCCTGTTCACTTACGTTGATAAGGGCTTCTTGCCCACCAGATATTGCACCCTCAGTCGCCGCACCAGTAGTAACACCTTTAAGAAATGATTTAACTGGAGCAGATCTTCCAAGGGCAGTTGTTGTTCGCATTGCCGCTTGGGAAACACCTTTAGCCGCAATACCACCAACTACGTTAATTGGGTCTAATAAAACAGACTGAGCTATGTCTGAAACAGCACCCCAACCACGACCACCTTCCTGATAGAAGTTAGGCAGGTTGTCCCAGACTGTTGTTAGTCTGGCATTTCTCATCTTCTCTTCGTCTGTTTCGCCACCGCCTTCCAGCATTCTGCCAACAGCACCGATAGTATTTAACTGAGCCCAGTTCTCGTCTGAATAAAATTTGTTGATAAGATCTTCGTCTGACAGTTGCTGTAACGGGTCGTATCTGTCTTGAAGGTCTTTAATAAATCTTGGATCTTTAAGTATGCTTCGTCTGTCTACATTAGAAGCGTATCCAAGGTCTGCTGTTTGAGAGGTGGTTTGATCTTTAGGGTCTGTAAGATCAAAAGTAACTTTTTTAAATGTCATTTACGGTACTCCAGTTTCCGAATAATTCTCAGAATACTGGAGTTAAAAGAAGGGGTCGTCCTTATTTAGGTATCTCATACCCAAAAGACACAGCCATAGAAGCCAATTCAGGATTGTTCTCAATGGCTTTGAATGGGTCTTCTATGAATTCTTGGAAAACTTCAGGCTTTCTCATAAAGAAAGCATTTACACCATCAGTTTCTGTAAACTTGTCGAGGAATTCTCTTCCATCTAATTGAGCATTTGTCTCTGAAAAACTCTTAATAAATTTTTTCAGCTTATTGCCCACAATCGGTAGATCTTGACCCAGACCAAACTCTGAACGGAAAGCTAACATATCTTTTACATATTGATCCTGTTGTCTAAATCTGTCTTGTTTATTTTCCCATGAAGATTTTGTCGGATCTTCAATAAACCAATCTTGGTTTCTTTCTTCATTGTTTAGGTCAGTTGGCTGTAGCCTCTCTTTTTCTGTTTTTAGACGGTCAATCAAAGTATCTATGGCTGTATTATCTGAAAGATAACCTGATGCACCTGCATATAGCTCGTCGATTGCATCTTTGTCATAAGGTTTACCAGCTATGTCTCTCCAATTTCTACGAGTTTCGAAGTTGTTTTCAAGAACATTTCCGTACTCTCCTACCCACTTTCTATACTGACCTTTGAGGTTATTAAGTACCCGAATGGCAGACTCATATTGTTCTGCTGTCTCAAATTCTTTAGAGTCTTGTTGGATCTCATTAAAACTAGACTCAAATGAATCTATTGTTTCACTAATGTGTGCTTCAACACTATCCTGATAATTTGTAAACAAAGTTCTCTGCTGAACCAACTCATCGGTACTGAGGCTTTCGACGGCATCTGCCCAAGGAGTTGCCCCATGTGATCTAAGCCATGCGTCTGCCATGTTTTTTAGTACGCTAGGCGTAACATCTCCAGCATCTTGAAGAGCTTGACTGGTTGCAAAAGTAAGTAAAAGATTTTTGGTATTGTCATTCATTAGCCAATCTTTAGCTAGTTGTGGAGTTATTTCTTGTAGATAAGGGTTGCCACCACTAAGAATTTTTGAAGCATCTCCAGTAAAAATTTCAGAGGCTTTTTGTGCATTATCAGATACTGCTGTTGCAAGTAACTCTTTCTCTCTGTCTTTAGCTGTAAGGATACCGTCTGTAATTTGTCTATCCATTATATCCTGATTTCGTTTAATTAAACCTGCAAGATGCTCTTGGATAAACTCATCTTTTTCTGCAATACCCTCCTCAGACAGCCAGTATTCACCAGTAAGAGTACTGCTGAGAGTGTCGGAAATATATTTGCTTGCCGCTTCCATTCCTCCAATCCTGAGTTGTGATACAAGATTATCTTCCACAGTCTGACTCCAAAGTTTAGTTTCTACTTTGCCTAATTCGTCGGATCTTTTTGCATCAACTTTCAAGTCATAGCTCTTTTGAGCTTCATCAATCATTTGCACCAATGCTTCTGGAACATCCGAAGTGCCTACCCCTAAGATGTCCTTAAATTCTTCAGGCAGACTTGCTCTTACTTCAGCGAGAACTTTAGTAGGATCGTCTCCAGTAGCAAGTATAGTTCTGGCAAGGTTTAAAGCTGTTTGCTTTGCAGTATCTCTTCTATTACCTGTGTCTGTTTCTATCGTGGCTGTGGCCCTTTTTATTACAGAATCTAACCAGTCTCGGTCTGCAAACAATCTTTCATAAAACTCAGTTCCTTTAAACTTGTCTCGCAACTGAGCCTCAATTTCCTTTGGGTCTGTGTTCGGCCTGTTGTAAAGTAGCTCCAGACGATTTGCTTCAGCTAATGCCTCATCATAAGCTGTTTTGTAGCGAAGATCACTCTGTCTTTTTAACTCTAAGTTACCTTTCTCAACTACGCCATCAATCCACTTCTTGTCTGCACCCGACCATAATTTGTTTCTTCCGAACTCCGCCTCTAAAGTCGCTAGAAGGTTCTTTGGGGTTATGCTGGGGTCTGTCGCTAATTCTTGTACTCTTCTATTAACCTTGCCATCAAAGTCAGTCATCTTTACCTCAAGCTCTTCATCCCACTTTAGTTTTGCCTGTGCTAAAATTTCTTTTGCCATTGATGGATCTAGGTTATAACTTCTTGCGAAATCGTCTGAGGATAAATTATTTGGGTCAGTAGCGTTGTTAATAAACGTCATAGCGTTAGGGTAGTTTTTCGCAAACAGTTCTGACTTTAATCTATTATATTTTTCCATGTTAAATTCGCCTTCAACATTTTCAAAATCTAATGTACTGAACTCTGGGAATTTCTTATAGAAATCCTTTCGTGCTTGCTCTATATTACCACCACTACCTAGTAGGATGTCATCTATCTCTGAGCCAAACATGTCCGTAACTTCTTTTTTCTTAATCATATTGGCTATAGCAGTATTATATTCTTCCTCCTTTTTCTTTCGAAGATTATCTGCCGCTATCCTGTTACGAACACTTGCAGATGGTGCTCCACCTGAGATGTAATTGTTTCCACCAGAATATGAGTCGATAAAACTTTGGAAATCTGCGGCAGTTGCATAAGGGTTAGCCGCTTTGTAGTCAGCAAATGCTTCTGCCATCTGTTGTCTTTGTCCATGCCTGAACTCTTTTTGGTCTTGCATCCCCTGTGATATTGCTGAAAATATACTCATTAATTAACTCCAATTAAAAAGATCTTGAACGGTGTACTTAGGTGTCATATTTGAATAATCTCCCGTACCATAATTCCAATCTAAGAATGCTTTACCGAATGTTCCCCCAGATGTTTTTGATTGATCTAAGGCTTTATTATACCTGTCACTCGCAGAGGTTAATATGCTTCCAGTATAGGAGCTTGGGTCTGACCAATTTTGTGGTGAATAGTCGTAAATTCCACTTCCGAGATTTAGACCTGCACTTGACGCACCGCTTGTGTTTACCCCTGTTAGGTTAGAAAGATGTGAACCAAGATCTGTGTAGCCAGTGCTTATTCCACTTCTCAGACCATACTTGTCTTGGAAATTATTGGCAGAAGATCCGACACCTCTGTCGTAAATAGAAGAGGCTGGCATATAATTCATATAACCCATAGCAGACGGAGCGTCTGGAAGGTTAGCCATTTGTGATAGACCTGCACTCATAGTCTCTCCGTACTGACCAAGCTGACTTTGTCTTGAAGCTAAGATTTGGTTTATGTCTGTATTCTCAATATTCTGCTGACCACCAATATACTTCATAGCGTCATCATACGCCCTGAACCGAGCGTTCTGATATTCGTCTGCAAGACGTGAAGCTATGTCACCTCTGGTCGAGTTAGCCAGAGTTGAGTTGTCCATGCCTCTGTTTATCAGACCACCTTCGGCAACAGACGCAACTCTGTCAGCCGCACGGTCTACGTCTCCCATATATTGGTCTGTACGTTTGTTCACTTCTGCATCAATTCGTGCCTGAGTAACTGGTGTTACGTCTGGGATATCTTG